ACATGGGCAGAAATTACTAAGTGGCTGGCGATGTCGCTCAACAGTCACTGGTTTGAGATAGCTGCCACACGCATCATGCCAGCCAAGTGGCTGACGGAACTGGTCGAGCGTGACCTTAAGAAAGGTACGCGCTACTGGTCAGTCGAAGGCCGGCTGTGGTCCGAAGAGAACCCAGACGCCTACGCTGGTGTCCACAACTTCGACGGTGTGATGCTCATATTCGACGAAGCCAGCGGTATACCCGACAGCATCTGGTCGGTGAGTGACGGGTTCTTCACAGAGAATACGCCGCATCGGTTCCATTTGGCGTTTTCCAACCCGCGGCGCAACACAGGCTATTTTTACGAAACGTTCCACAGCAAGCGGGCGTTCTGGTCAACACGCGTCATCGACGCACGCGATGTAGAGGGTACAGATAAAAACCTGTACCAGCGCATTATAGATGAGTACGGGCCAGACAGCTACCAAGCCAGTGTCGAAGTGTACGGCGCGTTCCCGTCAGAAGGCGACGATCAGTTCATCGGCAGCAATCTGGTCGATGATGCCATGAAGCGGCCAGCAGCCAAGGACAGCAGCGCGCCCATCGTCATAGGTGTAGACCCGGCACGGTTCGGGGCTGACGCTACGGTCATCGCCATACGGCAGGGCCGTGACATCCTAGAGTTGCGGAGACACCGCGGCGCGGACACGATGGAAGTGGCAGGATACGTCATCGACGCCATAGAGCAGTTCCAGCCGGCGCTGGTCTGCATCGACGAAGGCGGGCTAGGCGCAGGCGTCGTGGATAGGCTGAAGGAGCAGCGGTACAAAATACGCGGCGTGAACTTTGGCAACAAGGCTAAAAACCAGACGATGTGGGGCAACAAGCGCGCAGAGATGTGGGGTGCCATGCGTGACTGGCTCAGGACGGGCCACATCCCGACAGACAGGTTCCTGAAGACAGACCTCATCAGCCCCAAGACTAAGCCTGACAGCAGGGGTACGCTGTTCCTAGAAAGCAAGAAAGATATGAAGTCACGCGGGCTGGCCTCGCCAGACGCAGCGGACGCCATAGCGGTCACGTTCGCATTTCCTGTAGCATCTACTGATCCGCGTCTGACACGCGTTGACAAGCATCGCACAAGAGGCTATTCTCCCGCAGGAATTTCTACATCATGGATGGGGTCTTGACCATGGCAGCCAAAAAGGGTCTGTACGCTAACATCAACGCCAAGCGCGAACGCATCGCTGCCGGTTCAGGCGAGAAAATGCGTAAGGTAGGCGCCAAGGGCGCCCCTACAGCTAAAGATTTCAAAGAAAGCGCCAAGACGGCCAAGCCAACTAAGAAGGGTAAGTAAATGCCAGCCAACAAATATACGCGCAGCCTGTACAAAACCGGTACTGTAGCATCTGAGAAAGCTGCGATTGCTAACCGCGACCCAGCCCGCAAGGCAGCCGCTGAAAAGATTACGAAGCGCGAAGGCACGACAAGCCCCGCCGGCGCTCGCTCAGCACTATTGCGAATGGCACCACCAAGCAAGCCAGCTAAAACGCCAACAGTTAAAATGCCTGCTAAACCGTTAACAGCCAAACCGACTAAGAAAGGTAAGTAACATGAAATACCCTCCCGGATATAGAGGCCCTACATTACCTTCAGCGCCAGTGCGCGGTGGAGTAAGAAGAGGTGCAGACATTGGCCCCCGCATCAAAACAGGCTTGGGAGTTACTAGTGGCCCTAAGCCAAGCTCTGTCCCTCGCATCAAAACAGGCTTGGGAGCTATTAGTGGCCCTAAGCCAAGCCCTATCCCTCGTGTCAAAACAGGCTTGGGAGCTATTGGTGGCCCTAAGCCAAGCTCTGTCCCTCGCATCAAAACAGGCTTGGGAGCTATTGGTGGCCCTAAGCCAAGTGTCCGCGGCCCGCAAATTATCCGCACTACTACAAACATGAAGTCATCGCCAATGGGTAAAAAGCGTTAATCATGCCTCTTAGTAAGTCACCCAGCAAAGCTGCGTTCCGCAAGAACATCAAAGCGGAAGTAAATGCGGGTAAACCTGTGAAACAAGCCGTCGCCATCGCATATAGCGTGAAGCGCGCCGCCAGCAAAGGCAAGAAATAATTTATGGCCGACCCCACAGGCATTGAAGCGGCAGGCAAAGTCGCCAACGTAGGATCGAACGCGCCTAAGACAACGCGCGACGATCACGATAAGATGGCTACTATGCGTAGCCGTCTTACGATGACGCAGGCTGCGTATTCAGATAGCCGTGAGGACGAACTAGACGATCTACGCTTTATGGCTGGCAGCCCTGACAACCAGTGGCAGTGGCCGGCTGACGTGTTGTCAACACGCGGCAGCGTGCAAGGACAGGCTATCAACGCACGTCCATGCCTGACAATCAACAAGCTGCCACAGCACGTCCGTCAGGTAACAAACGAGCAGCGACAGAACCGGCCAAACGGTAAAGTAATACCCGCGGATGACAACGCTGACGTACAGGTAGCCGAGATATTTAACGGTGTGGTGCGCCACATTGAGTATATGTCAGATGCCGACGTTGCGTATGACACAGCCTGCGACAACCAAGTCACTTACGGCGAAGGTTACATCCGTCTGCTGACTGAGTATTGCAACGACGATACGTTTGACCAAGACATCAAGATTGGCCGCGTCCGTAACTCATTTAGTGTTTACATGGACCCCACTATCCAAGACCCATGCGGCTCAGATGCCGAATACTGCTTTATCACTGAAGATATACTAAAGTCAGAATATGAGCGTTTGTTTCCTGACGCATCGCCAATTAGCACATTATATAGCCAAGGCGTCGGTGATCAGGGCATTTCGTCGTGGCTACAAGAAGATACAATCCGCATCGCGGAGTATTTTTACAACGTCTACGACTCCGAAACGCTGCATCTGTACCCAAATAACCAGACTGCCAAGGCTAACTCGCCGGAAGACAAAGAACTTAAAAACATGTACGGCAAACCGCTTCGCACACGCAAAGTGGACCGAAAAAAAGTCATGTGGATGAAGACCAATGGCTATGACATTCTTGACGAGCGCGAATGGTCAGGCAAATATATTCCTGTCGTGCGCGTAATCGGCAACGAATGGGAAGTTGACGGACAGATATACATCTCTGGTCTTGTGCGTAACGCCAAAGACGCCCAGCGTATGTACAACTACTGGACCAGCCAAGAGGCAGAAATGCTTGCATTGGCGCCTAAAGCGCCATTTATCGGTTATGGCGGCCAATTTGAAGGCTACGAAAACCAGTGGAAGACTGCCAACACGACCAACTGGCCGTATTTGGAAGTCAACCCAGACGTTACAGACGGCGCTGGAGGCGTTCTCCCGCTGCCTATGCGCGCACAGCCACCGCTGCCCCAAACAGGTCTGATACAGGCTAAAATGGGCGCTGGAGAGGACATCAAGGCCACAACCGGCCAGTACGATGCGTCGTTGGGCGAGCAAGGCAACGAACGGTCTGCAAAAGCTATCGTCGCACGCGAAAAGCAGGGCGATGTCGGCACGTATCACTACGTTGACAACCTTGCGCGGGCAATTCGCTACATCACGCGCCAAATCGTCGATATGATCCCTAAAATCTACGACACGCAACGCATCGCACGCATCATTGGTGCTGATGGCGAAGTTAGCATGGTCAAAATGGACCCGTCGCAGGAAGAAGCTGTTACGGAAGTGCGTGACGAAACCGGCGCGTTGATTGAAAAGATTTACAACCCCGGCATTGGTACATATGACGTTATGGTCACTACTGGCCCCGGCTACATGACCAAGCGTCAAGAAGCACTCGACGCCATGAGCCAGATTTTGCAGTCTAACCCAGAACTTTGGTCTGTTGCCGGTGATTTGTTTGTCAAGAACATGGATTGGCCCGGCGCGCAGGAAATGGCGGAACGGTTTAAGAAAATCCTTGATCCCAAGGTACTGGCTACCGACGAAGAGTCGCCTGAAATGGCTGCTGCACAAGAGCAAATGGAAGTTATGGCGCAAGAACTGAACCGCATGGTCGATATTATTGAAGGCGTGCAGGCAGACGTTGCGAAGCGTGAAGTAGACATCAAGGAATACAAGGCACAGGTAGACGCCTACGATGCAGAAACAAAACGCATCAGCGCCATGCAAGCGGGGATGACAGAAGAGCAAATTCAGGATATTGTCATGGGGACGATTGCAGGCGCATTGGATACAGGTGATTTGATTAGCGGATCACCAGAAATGCGTGAGCAACCTCAAATGATTGAAGAAATGCGTGAGCAACCTGAAATGACCGAAGAAATGCCTCCGCAGCAACCAATGCAAGATACGGGCGGTATGCCTGAGATGCCACCTGAAGGAATGATGTAATGACCGTAAGCCTTAAACATACCTTTCAGTCTGCTAAAGTTGATAGCGCCGACGCAACGATTGTCCAGCCATCCAACTGGAACCAAGAACACGTATTGACAGCGGCTGCGGGTAAAGTTCTTGGCCGAGATACGTCAGGCGCAGGCGCGGTGCAAGAGTTGCCTATTTCCGTTACGTCTGCGGGCGATGTTACTATACCTAACAACTTTGCCGTCACAGGCACTACGACGCTTACCACCGCACTTGGTGTTGCGTCGGGCGGCACCGGCGTAGCCACACTTACAGCTAACAACGTCCTGATCGGGAATGGTACGTCTGCTGTTTCGACTGTTGCGCCCGGCGCATCAGGTAACGTACTTGTCAGCAACGGTACATCGTGGGCGTCTTCAGCGGCAGCAGTGGCCTACCCGCAAAACATCCAATCAGCAAACTACACGCTGGTTATTAGTGACGCAGGCAAGCAGATATTTCACCCTGTGGCCGACACCACTCCACGCAAATACACTATCCCATCAAACGCCAGCGTCGCGTTTCCTATCGGCACGGTAGTATTGTTTACAGTAGAAAACAGCGGTACGTTTGTAACCGTAGCAATAAACAGTGATACACTTGTTTTTGGTGCGGGAACAACAGGGACGCTTGCAGTCGCCGCAAATAACACGCTTATGTGCATTAAAGTTACCGCAACCAAATGGATGGCAAACTATTTATACCAAACAGGCAGCGCGGCGGCGTCTGACTCTATTGCCGTAGCGCACAACACAACACCCTTTGTTTCTGCCTACCCGTTTAACGTCAGTACTGGTTTTGGTATTAAATATACCGACCCAGCTACACTGCCTACTGGCACCAGCTACGGCGTAGCCTTTAGTCTTGCTGGCGATGCTATTGCCGTAGCGCACGACACAACTCCTTTCGTCACTGCTTATCCTTGGAGCGGTTTAAGTTTTGGCACTAAATATACCAACCCAGCTACACTGCCTACTGGCCTTGGCTTTGAGGTAGCTTTTAGTGCTGCTAGTGACGCCATCGCTGTAGCGCACGACGTATCACCACGCATTTCTGCTTACCCTTTTAACGCCAGCACTGGCTTTGGTACCAAGTATACCAACCCAGCTACGGTGCCTACAGGCGCTGGCACTGGCGTAGCTTTCAGCCCCGCAGGGAATGCTATCGCCGTAGCGCACGACACATCACCCTTTGTCTCTGCCTACCCGTTTAACGTTAGCACTGGCTTTGGCACTAAATATACCAACCCAGCTACGCTGCCTACGGGCCAAGGCACAAATGTAGCTTTTAGTCCTGCGAGCGACGCCATAGCTGTATCGCACCTCGTATCACCTTTTGTTTCTGTATACCCGTGGAGTGTTGGTTCTGGCTTTGGTACTAAATACGCTAACCCAGCTACGCTGCCTGCTGGCATTTGCAACGGCGTAGCGTTCAGTCCTGCTGGCAATGTCATCGCCGTAGCGCACAACACAACACCTTTTATTTCTGCATACCCGTGGAGCGGTTCAAGTTTTGGCACTAAATACACTAACCCAGCTACACTGCCTGCTAGCGACGCCAACAACATAGCGTTCAGCCGCGGTGGTGATGCCATTGCCGTAGCGCACAACTTAACACCTTTTGTCACCGCATACCCGTGGAGTGTTGGTTCTGGCTTTGGCACTAAATATACCAACCCAGCTACACTGCCTGCTGGCACTGGCAACGGCATAGCGTTTGGCATTTTTTAAACAGGACA